ATGGATAAGATTGAAGTTTTTGGAAGGTTAACTTCCAAAGAAGAAATCGAACAGGTATTTTTAAAAGCGAAAAAACTTCAGGCTCAAAACAGAGTCTATGAAGAAGAACTCCAAAAATTCAGGAGTGTAGGCGTATGAGTTGCAAATACAACAACTCAATGTACACTATAGAACCTGAAGAGGTTGATGTTTGCTTCGATGAATTTGAACAACTCCTCCTATCAGAGGATTATGAGTCACAAGAAGAATTAAACAACCGTTTAAACGAGGAATATTTCCAAGTTTATGAACTCACTAACGATGAAATGTTAGAGTTTGCTCGTGCAGGAGATGAATATTATGGTGACTAGTGAAGAAATCACTAATATATTCACTAGTCTTGGATATGGTGGATGTTTCAACATTTATGATATTCCTGGAGCTGGTACAAAAGCAGCATATGACACTCCATGTGGAAGCATTGCTTTCACAAGGGAATTAAACAATTATGGTGCTTGTGTTAAGCATTTAAGATACACTACAAGCATTGTACTGTTTAATTGGAAGTATATTGGGGAAGCAAGTTTAAAACTTTTAAATAAAAGCTTCCGTTGTTTTAATGGAGTGCCATGTGAAAGAAGAACTCAGAAATGGGAAGAATGGGGTGAAGCATGTATCGCATAATCCTTTCACTCTTTTCTTTTTTTGGAGGACATAAATCATCTCCTGTAAGATTGTATCCGAAACAATCTTTCAGGGAGAAATATGAAGCTGAATTAATATTAGGTGCAGGGGCAATGGTGATAATATTATTATTCCTCTTTGCATTCCTTGTAGTAGGGCCTATGGATCCTTACACTAATGGGTGTTTAGTATGATTACTTATGATCAGCAAAACAAGTTTTACAATCAGGCATTGGAAATTGTTGAAAAAATGGGCGGGCGTATTTCTGCTCATGGAAACTTACATGGTGTTTTCTTATCTGTAATTGTTTTTCATGATAGGGATTATGAGAAAACACGTGATATTATGAATACTTTACAGGAACTGTGTGGTGGTGAAATCCAGTATCATGAATACTGGGTGTCAAAAGGTTTCATTCCACACTCTCAAGCATCTTTGGAGAATATTGAGGAATCTAAAGTGTTGGAGATTATTGGTGAGTTGCAGGATGATGAGTATTACAGTGTTGATGATGAATACCATGATTTAGATGATGGGGGTATTATATGAGTGAAGTTCATGATTTAAGTCATAATATAGGTAGTATGAGTATTTATGAAAAATTAGCTAGGATACAGGAAGAAGTAATGAATACTTCATTTAGTAAGAGTGGGGAGAATAAGTTTCAGAAGTATGATTATTTTGAGTTGGAGGATCTTCTTCAAAAAATCATACCTTTAACTATTAAATATGAAACAACCATCATGTTTAGTTTTACTGAGCATGGTGTGTTAAAGTTAAAAGATTGGAATCCTGAGAAAGGGGAGGTTAGTATCAGGGTACCGTTCCCTGAACTTGAAGCAATTAACAGGGGTACTAATAAGATTCAATCTACTGGTGCTTATATTACTTATTTGAAAAGGTATTTACTAATGAACATGTTTCTTATTATGGAGAAGGATATTGTAGATTCAAACATTAATAATACTGGTGTAAAGGAAACTAATACATCTAAAAAAGAAGTTTCTGAATCAGTAACTGGTGATCCAGTACAGAAGGTTAGGGAATATATTCATAGTAAGGATAAAACAATTGAGATTACTCCTTTAATGGTTAATCAGAATCGTATGAAGATGGTGAAATCTGGTGATTTAACTAAAGATGAATCTAAAATAGTTTTTGAATGGTTTAAAAAACAGGAGAAGGAGGCTAAACAATAACCTCCAATAATCCTGTTTGTGTTAGGTTAGTTTTCGCACAATTTAAAGCATCAGGCAGTACTGGTAGTAATACTGTGAATTATGATGATGTGGATGGTTGGTGGTGTAGCTGTGAAGACTTTCACTACCGTAAACATGAGTGTAAACATATACTGGAAGCTAAAAAGATTTTGAGGTGATTATTTTATGAAGAGTGTTGATTTTCCTGAAACTGTTTCTGCTAAGGTTACTAGTCGTTGCAAGAAGCTTTTGGAGAAGCATAATATTTCTGTTCGTTCTGCTGTGGAAGTGGGGTTAAATACGTTGCTTTCATCAAAAGGGAGATTGGAGTTTGAGATTATGGAGTTGGATAAGGAAATTCGTGAGGTGAAGCTTGATTTGATTGCTTTGGAGATGGAGCGTGATCAACTTTTGGGTAAACTTGAAGGTTTACATTCTAGCGAGGAACCTGTGGAAATCCACATGTGTAAACAAGTGTACAAATGTAAACAAATGTAAACAGCAACAGAATCAATTTGAAAATGTAAACTTTAAAGTTTACATATAATTTTTTTTAAATGGAGTGCAAACATTATGAAAAAATCAGTAACATTAACAATTGATTCCATAATATGGGAACAAGCAAAAGAAAAATTACCTCAAAGCAGAAGCGAATTTGTCGAAGAACAGTTGAGAAAAGCAATAGGATTGTCTGATGATAAAGAAACAGAACTAAGAAAAAAAATTGCAAAACATCAGGATGAAATAAATGTTTTGGAATCACAATTATGTAAAATACGTGAAAAGAGATTAAAAAATGAAAAACAAGATAATGATGAATATGGTAATGCAATGGATACAGTTTATCGTATACATGAACGTTTAGGTTTTGTTGGGAAAAATCAGCTGAAGAATATTAGCAAACAACAACAAGTGTCTTTTGATGTATTGGTGGGTTGTGTAATTAATGAAGGATTAAACTTAGTAAACTATGCTGAAGGAGTGAAATAATATCACTATTCATATATTATAAGGTGATGTGTGTATGGCTGATGATTTGGTAATTTTGGCTCAGTTTGTGAAACTGGGAAGATTACGAAAAAAAGTATTCATGGAATTGGCACAAAAAGAAATTTCTCAAATATGTAAATTAGGAGAAAAGAAAGGGAAGTATTGTACAAGTTCAACTTATCATGCAGTGTATGATTTGATTGATAAAGGTTTAGTGGAGTATGTTGATCCAGATACTAAAAGAAGAAAAGAGGTACGTTTAACTGATTTGGGTTATAATGTTTTTGAAAAATTAGATATTGTGTGTTGGTGAGGATATAATGGGTAAAGTAGTTTTTAATATTGTTGAAACTGATTATGATGTTAGTAAGGATGAGGAAAAGTATCAGAAATTCAGGAAAGATTATCTTGAGAATTTAAGTGTAGGTGTTTCTAGGTTGCAGGAGCAGTATGGTTTGACTAGTTATAGGAGAGAGAAATTTATAAATCGTATCAGGTGTGAGGATCATGTTAGGCGTCGTAGTAATGGCAGATTTACTGTTTTAGAAAAGGTGGAATCATGAAGGATGTATGGCATGAGGTATTAAGAGATAAGCATGAGAGTTTTAAATGGAGTTTACTTATAGACACGGCAATTGAAACAGTGAGGATGTATAAGCAGGATTATCTGTTAAGTAAGTATGGTGTAGCGGAACCAAGTCAAAGACAACCCGTCAGGAATAAAAAGGAGATCCAAAAATGAGTTGTAATGATATACTTGAAAAATTAGAAAAAGAAGGAATAATATCTGCTGAAGGAGTAATTGATTCTTATCTGTTATGTAAACATGCTGAAGAATTATTTGGAAAATCATACCTAAAAGAACATAATATAGTGTTGGATGATGATAAAAAAGAAGCAAAGATATGTAAAAAAGGAAGTTGATAAAAATGAAAACATTGAAGTTTAAACCGTATTTCTTTGAACCTTTAAGAAGTAGGAAAAAAATGGCTACAATAAGAAAATCTGATAAAGGATTGAAAAAAGGTGACCTTGTAGAATGTTGGTTTGAGGGGACGGGTTTTTGTCTGCTTCGGGTAGTACGGAGAGTTGAACAGGTTAGATTTAAAGATTTGAAACATAATCATGCTTGGTTTGAAGGTTATAGGCATGTTGATTTGTTGAAACATGAGTTAAAAAGTATTTATCCAGATATATGTGGGGATACTGTTTTGTTTCAGATTATATTTGAAAGACCAACACTACCATTACAACCTTTCAAAATTAAATAGGAGGATATTGAAAATGAATAATGAAGAAATTAATGAATTAACTGCCAAGATTGAGTCTTGCTGGGATGAAAATAATCCTAGAGATGTAAGAAGTTTTGATGAAAGGTTAAAACAGAAGTTAACTCCTGAGGAGTATGAGTTAATAACAAGTTGGAGATAATGGGGGGAGAATATAGTATGATGGATGGTTGGGTAGTTTTTAGTGTAAGTGTAATTATTAGTTGTTGTTTAGTGTTATGTCTCACTGATTTTTTTGATGATTAAGATAGGTTATATTGTAATCATGAGTTTTTATGAAAAGTTAAAAAATACATGGAGGATAAATATGCATGATTGATGAGAAATTATTACTATATTTTATTAAAACAAGAAGCAGAGAATTTGAAGAACAATCTTTTACTACTTATAAAGAATGCACAGGTAGTTTGAGAGACATGGAGTATAATGATGTTATAATTCATAGTATTAATCTTAATACTTTGATGAATGTTACTCGTATTCTTAATGAGTTGATTGAAATGATTGAAGAGGGTAAATTCAATACTTCTGAAAATTCAGTTTCTTGTTGTGGTGGAGAATGTGGAAAACAATAACTTTAATCTATATGAAAGAGTATACATTAGTTTAAGTAGAACGGTCTCCAATTTTGAATGCATAAGTGAAGAATTAAAACAGGAAACTATAAATGAAGCATTAAAAAAATCACAAGTAATTAATGAATATGTGAAATATCAGGGTAAACTTTTACCTTTTCACATGTTTGTTTTTGAAGTGAAGAAAAACTTACTATCTAAAAATTTAGAAAGATGATAGGATGTTATTGAAGAAAACATTAAATGATCCACAAACAAGATTCTACATCAGCAAATGCAAATACTGTGGCAGAGTATTTATTAAGTTTGAGAATAAAACAGGTTATTGCAGGGAAGCTTGCAGGACCTGGGCGGTACGTGAGCAGAAAGCAAAGTATCAACAAAAACGTAGGAAATTAATTAATGATGGGGAGTTAATTAGTAATGAGAATAATAAGTTAGGTACTAGTTATTTATCTAAACATCGGAACAGTAATTTTAATAAAGAGTTGGTTAGTATTCGTAGAGAAGCTAAACGTATAGGTGTGACTTTATGAATAGACTTAATAGTATGGAAATTTAGTATAAAGTGATAGTGGGGGGTAATTTAGAAAAATAAATAAAATAAGTTTATTTGAAGAAATATTATTAATTTATTTAAAGAACATGTTGAATAAAAACAAAATATTAACTTATTTAA